CGGCGGCCATCTCGAGGAGATGATGGCCAATACACCAGCCAGAACGAACACCGAGCCCCAAAACTGAATAGGGGCCAACCTGAGAAGAACCGTGAGGGAGAGTTCACGATTCGAGTTCGCCTTGGCAAAGATGTAAACAATCCCGATCAGGGCGTACACCAGCCCTGCACCGGTTAAGATTTTTCCGTGTCGTTTCCACGGACGAAGTCCCCACAGAGCATGGTTAGCTTTCATACGGAAGACTCCTTCCATACGCCCGCTTCCCTCACCCATGGTCGGACAACCTTCCATTCCCCATCGATTTTCACGTACGGCACTGCGTGTTTCCACACGCCACCAGTGAATATGCGAGCTCCTGCTACCAAAGTAACTTCGGTAACGGAGGACCACGCACTCCACCCGACGGCATTCTCGCTTCGAGCCCAGAAATAATACTTCTTTCCCGCACTCAAACCCGAGATGATGTTTGAGCCGGCAGCAGCGCTCACGGTGGTTGCAGGTGCATCCGATGTGAGACTGTAGCCCAATTGTCGAGCGATGATCGCGGTTCCACCGTCTTGAGCGTCTCCGAAAAGCACTTCCACGCTCATCTGATCGATGTCACCGAACGTGGGAGCTGGCGGAGTATCAGGAACTCTCCACGTCACTGCTTCGGTTCGGTTACCCCACTGGCTCCAGCCGATCGCATTACGAGCCGCAGCCCAGAAATATACGCGTTGGCCAGAACTGAAAGGACCGATTTCCGACGTTCCTGTAGAGCTGACAGATCCTTCAGGACCGTTCGGATTGCTGCTGTATCCGATAGCATATTCGAGGATCGTTGAGCCGCCGTTGTAGGGCTCGTTGAACTCGACGTGAATATGCGTAGCGGAGACAGCGTGAGTGTCTCGAATGAACACGGGATCTGGGACACGAGTGCGACTGATGTCCTGGTAGAAGTCGTACGACGGAAAACCCAGACCAGATCCGTAGATCGAGAAACGCACAGTCTGATTTGTACCGACGTAGACAGAACCAAAGTGCTGCCAGTTTCCGCCCGCCAGCAACCGGTATTTGAGGACGGCTGAGTTACCGCCATTAGCACCGTACGACCACTGCTGATCGTTGTTCCAGGTTGACGAACCTGTTCTGAACCAGAACTCGACCCATCCGCCAGTATCGCGAATCAACATGGTCGAGCTGGCACTGATTTGGCGTGTGTAGTCAGCCATCGCTCACCTACACAATCTTGAAGTAGATGTCGCCGTCCAGCCCACCAGTAGGTTCGGCCGTTCCGTACGAGATGCCCGCCTTCGCCTGGTAAGCGCCCTTGTTGGACGGCATCTGAGCACCAACTCCCGCGGTGTAATCGCGCGTTCGGTTGATCTCACGGGCTCCGTGCTTGACCTTACCCTCTTCCCCGGTCTCCGGTACCAAGGAAAACCCAGCTGCCAAAGCAGCGTCGCCGATTGCCATAACAGCCTTCCTTTCTCACTGGTTTTCCCAGTACTCGTCGGATCCCATAGCAGACCACTCGATGTCGTACTTCCACGAGGCCCAGGTTCCAGGGTCGATGAACTTGCGAGTGGTGAAGGTGGGGTAGGAGCGTTCGCCCTCCATGTCCTCGACGAAGATGTACTCTTCCACAGTCATGTAGGCCGTGGCACCAGTACTGCTTCGCAACTCCACCACATCTCCGAGATAATAATGCACCTCGTAGATATATTGGCTGTTTTTGGACACTTCACCATCAAAAGCTCCGACAGGGCGAGACTTCATGAGCTCGTCCAAACCGGCACGGTAAAGGAAGGCTGGAATATCCGTTACTTCCTCAGGAATGGACGTGATCGTGAGGACTTTCGTCTTTCGATCAAATCCCTCCGGAGGAATTCCCTCGGTGTCAAACACCTCGACGGTCAACGCCACTTCGGTTTCTGTCACGTCCTTGTAGACGTACACCACCTGAATGACGTTGTACTCGTTCGAAATATCGTTGAATTCTCGTGTGCTTTGGAGATTCTCCATATCAAACGAGAATACCACCGGAGGATTTGTGCTCTGTGCGGTCGTACGGTCGCTACCGGCGTACACGTCGAAGTAAAGTTCCGACGTGTTGAGATCCCGGTACAGACGGAAACCAAGATCAAAAATATCCGCCAGTTCTTTCAGCGCGGCAAAAACTGATGCCGGCTTCTGCTCCCACAAGACAACATCAGCGAACTCAGGGATCGTACTCGCAGGATATTGCGTCTCACCATCCTGGATGAACGGGATGATGTCGTCCGGAGTCACTGTGCCCAAAACACAGATCTGCCGGAATATGTACCGCATGACGTCAGCTGGCTGGTCTTCGATCACCCATACTGGCGCCACTCCAGGACCCGCAATGGCCTTCAGGGCCGCACGTTGCAGCAGGACCTTCGTGATTTCCTTGCCCTTGATTTTCAGGATGTTACGAAGCTGATCATCCGTTGTTTCCTCGACGGTTTCCACTTTCATGATCCGTCGAGACTTATTGATCATGATCCACGTGTTAGGAACGAAGCGTTTCTTGTTCGAAGGGGTGGAGAGGGTGACCAACTCGAAGTCACCCAACTCCTTACGCCGCTCTGCGAACACCATCGACTCGAACGTGTCTACCACATCGATCGCTCGAAGAAGCTTGTCCAGAATGAGGACTTCCATCACAGTCCTCCGTATCTCACAAGGTATTGAAGTGTGTATGGCACCGGATCTCCAGGTGCGTACACCCGGAACTCGTTGATACCTCGTGACAGCTCAATCCAACTTGACTGAGCTGAGCGTCCGTACAAGACTGAACTACTGACACCCGATCGCGTCAGAGTGATTCCTTTGGAACCCTTGAGAGAGCTCACAACCAGCTGGTCACCGTTGATCAGAGGGTAGCTGAAATCCAGCTGAGACAACACACCCTCTTCCACGTTGTTGTAGATCGTGAAACCGGCCAGATTTCGGTTGACGTTCAAGATGACGACCAAACCGGTCTCGACTGAACCCGGGTAATTGATCTCCGTCACGGCGCTCGTGGACACAGTCGAACCGGCCAGATTCACCATGTTGGGATCAATCAGATCGGGCTTGAAGCATCGAAGAATCACTTCGACTTCAGGATCTTCGCTCGCCATGGGGGAGGAATGATCCTCAACAACCGCTTCGATATCGACGTACAGCCCGGTATCGAGATGGAAGCGAAGCTTCACCGCACTCTTCGGCATGAGATAGTCGTAGAGATTCCGGCGGAGCGTCGCAAACGTGTTCATCACGAAATCTGGCTGAAGATCGAACTTCAATTTGATCTGCCGAGGACCTCGTCGAACGGACTGAAACTCTTCACCATCCGTGCCCACGTACGGTGAAGAGCTCATTTCAGCCTTGACTGGATCCAACCCATCAACTTCAACCTGATATCCACTGTCGTTCTCGAACAGGTCGAGTGAGAGGGTCGTTCCTCTGCGAGTGACGACGTCTACCTTGCGCAGCATCAGACCCCCTTCGCGGCTCGTGAGATGATGTTGTTGGTGTTTCGGTAAATCTCCGCCGGAGGCAAAGCCTTGGGGGAGTTGTTGTTCTGCGTGAAATTGAAAGTCGATCCCGCGGATCCTGCATCGGGGTCGTCCGGGTTAGGACGACTTCCATCAACACTGGATTTTGCGGACTGTGCCTTCGACGAGGTGGCAGACACATCCAGAGTCGGAATATCCAACATCTTGATGAGATCTGCAGCGTCCTTCTTGACCGTGCTCAGATCCAGCACTGGGGTGATGGTCGGATCGAAATCGATCAGATCCACACCCAGCACCTTGCTGAGGTTGGTGAGCGACTTACTCATCGCATCGATCATGTTATCGCCCAAGTCGGTCACAGCAGCTTCAGCCAAAGATGCGTTATCGCTCACACCCAAAGCTGCACCTGCCGAAACTTCTTGGCCGAATTCCTCGCGGAACTTTCGCGAAGGCGACTTGATACCCAAAGCATCCTTTGCCGCTTTGAGCATTTCATTCGCCATGTCGGCAGCCCTCTGTGCAGCGCGGCCAATTCCCGCGCCAATGCCACGGATGGTGCCCTCGATCAGAGCTGTGGCCAAGTTGACACCAGCTTCGCCCATCTTCGAGCTGTTTTTACGAATACCATCGGCCACGCCGTTGACGGCGCTGATGACCAAGTTGATACCCGCATCCACAACCCGAGGAAGGTTTCGACTGATCCCGTCCAGGAAGTTCACAATGACGTCTGTGCCCTTATCGACGATCTTTCCCATGTGCTGCGCCATCGCACCCAGAACACCGATGATGATTCTCGCACCAGCGTCTGCCATTTTGGGGATACTGTCGATCAACAGAACAAACAGCGAATTCAAGAGAACCCACAGCAGTTCCGTGATCTTGGGAGACAGCTTGATCAGCGAATCGATCAGCGCAAGCAGAATCGTGGTGAATGCTTCGGTGATGGCCTTACCGGAAGCAGCAATCACCTTCGCAAAGGCGATGATGCCGAGACCGATTTGTTCCATCACAAGGGGGATGAGTGCAGTCAAGCCGGACACGATGCCCACCAAGACTGCCGTAGCGCCCGCACCAACCGTAGCCAGGACACCAAGCCCCGTGGCGAACGCCAACATACCCACGCCAGCCAACGCCACTGCAGCACCGATGAGGAAGATCGATCCTGCAAGCGCTGCGATGACTCCTGCAAGCGGGCCGATCAACAGACCCGCAGTACCCAGAACCAAGAACACGCCGGCAAGACCCACGAGTCCCTTTGCGATCTGCTCCCATGACATGTCGCCCAGCACCTGAAGAACGGGCGTGAGTACACGGAGTGCGGCAGCCACGATCAGGACAGCTGCTGCACCGGGAACCGCGTTCTGCATCAGGAACAGAGCACCAGCGATGATCAGCAAAGAACCTGCGAGAACGACCAGACCCTTTCCGATTTCCTCCCAGGACATCTTCGACATCCTGCCCAGAGCCTCCTGGATCATGCCGAGAGACGCAGCCACAACCAGAACAGCGGCCGCGCTCAAGAGAGATGACGGAGGAAGGAATCCGATTGCCAGACCAATCGCTAGCAGAGCACCTGCAAGGACCGTAAGCCCCTTGCCGATCTCGCCCCAGGACATCTGCGCCATGGCTTTGACACCATCCGCGATCAATCCCAGAGAAGCAGCGACGATCAGAACGCCAGCAGCACTCAACACAGCGGTGGGGGGAATCAAATATAGTGCTGCGCCGATCAAAGCCAGCCCCACTCCAATTCCCGCCATACCACGCGCCAACTGCTCCCAGTTGAACTTCACGAAATCGCCAACAGCACTGGCCAGGATCTTCAATCCCGCAGCCAGAAGAACGATTCCGAGTCCGGACAACACACCGCCCTTATCGAGCTCAGCAAACTTGGTGAATAGGGCCAGCGATCCCAGAAGGACCCCTACACCAACCAGCCCCTTGGCTAGTTCTTCCCAACTCAGCTGACCTAGGTCCTCGACCGCATTCACCAGATTTCGGATTGCGATCGTGAGAACAACCAGAGCAGTGGCAGTCTTGACGACGCCACCGATATCGGTAGGCATGAACTTCACACCCGCAACAAGAGCTCCGACAAGTACCAGAACCCCTGTCAAACCCCGAGCGAGTTCATCCCAGGACAACTTCGACAATTTTTCAACCGCGGTCACGAGAATCAACAATGCCGCGCCCAGACGAATCAGGGCAGTCGACACGATGATCAACTTCGCGCTTCCGAGCGTACCCCCGACTTTATCGAAGAGGATGAAAGCACCGGCGAGTTCGGATATCAACACCGCAATCGCCGCGGAAGCACGAATCAAACCTTCTTGATCGATCTTCGACAACTTGTCCATCGATATGGCGAGAATACCGATAGCTGCAGCAATGCCCAGAAGAGCGGCTGCGTTCAGGGCGTGTTGCATGCCCTTCAGAGCGCCCGTGAGCGCGTCGAAAGAATCGATCAACGAATCGAGGAATTCCGCGGGCTTGAAGTTGGAGAAGAAGTTTCTCAACGTGACGATGAACGCGGTCAGGGCCGCAAGACTAGCGCCCTTCAAGAGTCCATCAGCGCTGAAGCCTCCTCCACCTCCTCCGTTCAACAAATCCTGAATGCCCGTGACGACTTTCTGGACCCAGTTGAAGAGTTTGACGAAGCTGTTGTACGCTCCGTCAGCAGCATTCTGCATGAAGTTCGTCACACGAGCCCAGACGACCGTCATCATCTCGCCGAGATTCAACACCGGTTTCCCAGCGCGAACAACCCGAGCCAGCATTTCCTCCGCCGGAGCCAGGTCCAAATGCTGGAATATGCGAGAGATGAGAGAGCCGACGATCCCGAGCGCAGTTCCTACCGCATTGACGACCTTAGTCAAGACGCCAAAGATTTTTTCGAATGCTTGGCCCTCTTGTAGAGCCTTTCGCAGAGCGACGAAGAAATCGCCAATGTTTCCGGTGAAACGAAGAATTCCACCAGATCCTTCGGTGAACTTCCCGATCAGATTTGCGATGAACTTGGCGCCGGCCTTGAGCAGATCCCAGCCGATCCCCAAGATCGCAAAGAATCCAGCGAAAGTCCTCCGGAGGTTATTTGCAGTCTCCGCACCGATTTTCAAACGCCCCATGAAGTCCCGGAAAGTGACCGTCAGGTTATACAATTGCTGAGCAGTCGTCGCAGGGAACATCTCACGGAAAGCTTGCCCAATGGGACGAAGAACAGACAGCAGAGAAGAAAATGCGTTGGCGATGCCATCGATCAGAGCGTCACGCCCGCCCAAATCTTTCCAACCTTGCAGGAGCTTATTTCGAGCATCCGACATCTGGTTGATTGCGCCACCGAGAACATTGCTGACATCGGTGAACATACCGCGGGCTTCGTCAAAGTCGCCAAAGACGATTTGCCACGTTTTCGCCCAACCCGACGTCGCTCCTTCACGGAGCGTGTCGAGAAGCTGGGTCATGGTCTTGACTTTGGTAGCCGCATCAGTCGCGGTCTTACCCATTTTCTGGATGCCCTCGATCTGCTCCTTGGTGTAGCCCAAAGATTTGAGCTGTTCCTCGGAAAGATCGCCAGTGAACTTGCTGAGGGTCTCGGCAAGAATATCGGTGGTGATCCAGCCTTCCTGAATGCTGTTTCGGAAGGATCCCTGCTTCTTGATGATTTCATCGATCTTGACACCGTGAACCTTGGCTGTTTCGATCAACGAATCGCGGAAGATCTTGCCACCCATACCCGCATTGACTACGGAGTTCCAGTCCTCCAGAGATACCTTTCCAGCAGAAAGGGCCTGAGAAAGCTGGTACATTGCCGTAGATGCTTGCTGGGAATTCGACCCAGAAACGGCAGCCAAGTTGGCGATACCCTTGATGGCTGCGGTCGATTTGTCGAGATCCACACCAGCAGCCGTGAAGGTACCGATGTTCTTAGCCATCTCCGAGAAATTGTAGATGGTCTGGTCGGAATACGTGTTGAGCTCATCAAGCTTTCCAGTCACCTTCGCCAGACCCGCAGCACCCTCAAGACCGGTATTGGCCAAGATAGTTTGGATCGAGTTCAGGTTCGTCTCGTACTCATGAAAACCCGAGATAATCGGATCCAGAGTCAGAGACTTGACGATTCGAGCTCCGGCGTCGACCGCTTTGTTGACGATGTTGGACAGTGCTGTGATCGCCGCGACCTGCAGGGCCCCAAACTGACCCATGACTCCCGACAGATGACCCTTCATGCCATCCAGGGAGAATTTGTTGGCGGTGTCGTTGACTTCTTGGAGGCCCTTCTGGGCCCCTTCCAGCTTGAGCCCTTCTCGGAGCTGCGACAGCTGATTCAACACACCGGCGATCTTCGACCCGAATTGACTGGTGTCGAAAACCAGCTTTGTCACGCGCTCTTCAATAGCGCTCATGCAGATATCACCGCCTTCCACACAGACTGGGCAATCTCGTCAAATACGGGACGAATGGCCGGATTGATGAAATCGATTCCCTGGACGTAGCCTCCTGTACCAGTACCATGCCCATACTGCAACATGATGACGACTGGGAAGCCGTTTTCAACGTCGGAGTTACTCCAGATAATCGTCGTGCTGTTTGCCGTCTTCTTTACTTCCGCAGACCATGATGCCGCAGCGAGAGATGAATCCCGAGGAGTGGCTGCAGAAAGCGCGCGAACGCCTCTTTGTGCTCCTGCTTGTGCGATCGCACCAATATCCAGCTTTTGCAGCTTCTTAAGCCATGCTTCTGTCTTGGAGAAATCACCCGAAGACGATGTGGAAATACGCATACGCCCTCCCTATCTACAGAGGACGCTGCCAACACCACTCGAACGCCGATGAGGCGTACGGAGAATCTCCGACCGTCTTTCCACCACTGCCGTCGTGGTACGACCACACCTCGACATAATCCCCCACGTTGAGTGGAAGAAATGTGGAGAAGCTGACACTGTTTTCAGTGGAACCAGTTCCGTTACCCGCGCCGAGACGCTGTTCTGTGTTGTTGATACGCAACTGACAGAACACTCGTCCACCCACAGCTTCGAAGGTGGAGATTTGTGCCATGACGTCGTACCAGCCTGCACGACGACAGAACGCGCGGTAGATATCCACGGAGCTGTTGTACTGCTCGTTCGCGCCCAACGTATCGTAATTGTTGGAGTACGTCATCGATCCGTCGTCCGCACCGTCCAGGCGCAGTCGTCCGAACAGTCCCGACGCAATGGTGTTGTCCGAACCCGCCTTGATCTTGCGTCGCAGGATCGGGGGAGCGCTGTACTGAATATCTGCAGCCAGCCACGCGTCGGTTCCTGTCTTGATCAGACGCACCGAACTGACATTGCCTGGAAGAGCTGTGGGCCCTGTCAGCGTAACCCCACCGGCAGGGGTCAACGTCGTGGGCGCCTTGCCAACGGTGATCAGGGTGACGACCGAGCCCACGGGAAACGCCACCGAGGCGTTGGTGGGGATGTTGGCGGCGAAAGTCGTGTAGGTAGAGCTGGAGTTGTTGACCAGAATCGTCTTGCCGATATCGGTCATCGCCAACGTGAACGCCGCAGCGACCGTGCGGCTGACCAAATTCTGCTTACCGATAACGTCAGCCGCGACCATCTGATCGTAGTTGACGATATCGTCTCCGGTAGCACCGGCTACGACCTTACCTCGTCCAGCGCCATCGCGAAGGATTACCTTGCTGGCAGTCGCGGGTGCAGCCGCATCTCCCACCAGCAAGAAACCGCCGGAGCTGATCCCGTCCAGCATTTCTGCATTGGCCGCGGTACCGCCGATGGGAAGATAGCGACCATCGTAGGGAATCGTCAGACCGCCCCATGAATTGACACCGTCGCCCATCTTGATGACTTTGGTATCCGTCGCGAAACCGATCTCGCCAGCAGCCAGAATCTTTCCTGAAGCCAGCCAGGCTGCTTCGGTGGCACGTCTCTGCTGTTGCTGTACGCCGACTGCCATTACACACCACCTGAATCAACCGTAGACGTGACTGCAGTACTCGGAGTTCCTGCGTCGTGAATCGAGAAAGTCGGAGTGAGAGGTCCTCCTGCATCGTACACAAGGTCGTTGTACGAATCGAACAGAAAGATCAGTTCTCCTGCCGACGGAAGTGACGCGTCCTGCGTCGAATCGCCGTACAGAATATTTTCTATGGTCTGGAGAAGTTCTGCGGGCACATCTCGAGAATCGAATTCGAAATATGCAGTAGGAACAAGTCCTTCGACCACTTCAGGACGAGCACTGATGTCCCAACTGAAAAGCATGGGCTCTACGTCGTCTCCGAGCGTTTCATTCTGGCGATCAGAAGGCTCAGCTCGGAGATTGTAGAGAATATGGACCTTATAAGCGAAATCCAGACCAATCAGATCGTTGCCTACCTTTGTACGGTAAACCAAACTGAAAGGTCGTCGACGCTGATGTTTGGCGCGCAGTCCGTTCTGAACGATGACTGTACCATCACAGACATCGAATTGTGGAGGGGAAGCAAAAGCCTCGATGGTTCCTTCAAACTGTTCGAGACCCGAGTGGTTGCTGACCTTCACGCCGTCCACAAAGCGAGGTTTGGGGGCGCCTCCTGATCGGCTTTTCTTCACGCCGATCAGACCGGTCCATGGCACACCTGGTTCATTCCCCACATAGAGAACTCCTCGATCCACACCGGCCTCGAAAAGCCGATTGCCCACTTCGGACCATGCGATTCGTGCCATAAAACCTCCCCTCACCTATCTTTTGCTGTGCTCGCGCCGTCTCTTTTGCATCAGAGACTGTCTTTCGGCTGCGGTCATGGTTTTCTTCGGGGCTCTGTTCACACTGATAACGCGGATCAGCATGATGAGACGGTTGAAGTGCCAGTGCTGCGTCTCGAAGGGGATGTTCATTTCGACCATCCACGAATAGATCACTTCGGAAGTGATGATACCCCGACGACCTTGAGTCTTTTGGATCTCTGAGATCTTCGTTCCGGTCATCTTCCGATCGATGTAGCTCTGGATCTCTTCGTGATGCGATCTAACGAGTCCCAGCAAAACCTCCGGAGAAGGTTTCTCGCCTTGAACCATCATTTCGATGTAGGCGAACGTCTCGTCGGGTGTCTTCTTCTCCACACCCATGAAGGGTTTTTCGAAAACAGACTCCCATTTTGACAGCGAAGCAAGAGAATGCTCGAGCTGGATTCGCTGCTTCGTTAGTACGAACTTGCCTGTCTTTTCGTCGTACTCTTCGGCGAGCACTACATCCAATTCGAGCATTCTCTCACCTCGATTCTGCTACGAGAAGACGGCCAGCCACTCCGTCTGGGACGGCACCGGGAACGTGTAGCCCGTGGCCGGCTTGAACTTGACCAGGGTGTTGGCCGAGATGGGTGCCGTGGGTCCGGACGCCTGCAGAACACCGTTGATGTAGTACTCCACACCGGTCACGCTCGGGATCGTGATGACGTCCGTGGTGGAGTTGTACGTCGGAAGCGTCGGAGTTGCGACGGTCAGAGTCGTCGTCATCATCGCGATGACATCCGCTGGCAGCGGGAGCGCAGCGTCCGTGCTGACGGTTCCGTACAGCACGGCTTCGAGAGCGGCCAGCTTGGTCGGATCGACCTTGGTGCTGTCGATCGTGATCTTCGCGGTGGGCTTGTACTCGTGCCCACCCACCGTGCCGACGCCGGTCGGAGTGGTGCTGACTTCCCACGAGAACGTGATCGCCTCGGGGGAGTCGTTGATCGTCGCGTAGGGCTTCTCCGACGGAGCGGCCAGACAACCCCACACGAGGTGGAGCTTGTAGCCGTGATCCGTGCCGTCCGTGTCGTTGCCCAGACGCGTACGCCAGCTGAAACCGAAGATTCGACGACGCTGCTGACCGACGTGCACGCCTGCGGTAGGCGCTTCCGTGCCGTCGTTCTGAGCGAACTGCTCCGGGGCGTAGTACGCCTCGATGGTGCAGCCGAAGGTCTCGACGGACAGCAGGTTGAGGTACTCGATGTTGTCCGCGTAGGTCTTGTTGGACTCCGCACCACCGGGGGACGCGGTGACCGCCGTCAGACCGTTCCACGGAACACCGGCGACGTAGTCCCCGGTCTCGTCGAGCTGGTAGAGAACGCCGTGGTCCACACCGGTCTCGTAGAAATGCTCACCGGGCTTGTCCCACTGGAGAACAGTCATGCTTGCTCCTGTGTCTCAGAAGTAGATGGAAAACACGTAGTGGTTCAAGTTGTCGGCGACAAAGAACCGGTCGTGCAACGTCTTTGGTAGAGCCGCCACCTTCGCAAA